TTAAGATTTTTGCGGACGATAGTCTTTGAATTCTTCCAAGAAGTTTTTCAGCATATCGTGGCCGTGTTCGGTCAGCAGGGCTTCGGGGTGGAACTGTACGCCTTCAACGGCATATTCTTTGTGGCGTACGCCCATGATTTCGCCGTCTTCCGTCCATGCGGTAATTTCGAGGCAGTCGGGCAGGGTGGCGCGGTCGATGGCCAGGCTGTGGTAGCGCGTGCAGTTGACCGGATTGGGCAGGTCTTTAAACATGCCTGTGCCGTGATGGAAAACGGGGGAGACTTTGCCGTGCATCATCGTTTGCGCGCGCACGACATTGCCGCCGAACGCTTCGCCCATGGTTTGATGGCCGAGGCACACGCCCATGACGGGCATCCTGCCGGCAAAGTGCTGCATGGCCGCAACAGAAATGCCTGCTTCTTTCGGTGAGCAAGGGCCCGGGCCGATGACCAGATATTGCGGTTTCAGGGCTTCGATTTCTTCGAGGGTGATTTCATCGTTGCAACGTACCAAAACTTCCTGCCCCAATTCGGCAAAGTATTGGACGATGTTGTAGGTGAAGCTGTCATAATTATCAATGAATAAAAGCATTTTGAATCTAACTTACTGTAAATTAAAGAATATTTGTTATTGCCGCCTGAATCATACCCGATTTGATACCCGCTTTTGATTTTCTGTCATGAAACTGGGCGCGTTTTGATCCAGTTTTCCACTTCGTCGGAACGCCATCTTGAGGCCATCCCAATCTTGTACGGGCGCGGAAATTCGTCAGCCTTAATCATTGCATATATCTTTGTCTTACCGCAACCTGTTTGCGCGATTACTTCTTTCATTTTGAGTAATTTCATTTTCTTCCTGCCTATCTTTTAAAAAAACGCTTAAAAAAAGAAACCCCATACAACACGGGCACCTTTGCCACAACTTCGCCCTCGTAAACCGCCGCAGCTTGCGCTCGAATTTTCCGCTTTGCCTCTTCAACACTGTCGGCAAATACAGATGCCGCCCAATCTTTGCCGCCGAACTTATATTTAAATGTAAATTCTCGCTGCTTTGAATTTTTACTCATTTTCTTTATGCCTTTCTAATTTTCATCAGGAGATTTTGGTAGATACATCCAATGGCTGATAGGGTACTCTTCGCTAATAAACTCCCCGCGATAATCAATAAAATTATCATCTGACATCCTATCTTCGCAAAGACACCATGAAGCGGAACCGCATCCATCACCGCAAAAGGCAAATAAGCCGCTTGCAAATCTTCCGTCTGTAAAAAACCACCCCGCCCAAACAGGCATTTCCAATGGCGGCAACTCTTCAGATACTTTCTTCCATTTGTTCATCTTTGCCCTTTCTGATATTCGTTTATCTGTATCGCCACTTTCGGGATTCCTGACAGCTCGATAGCCATAATGACTGCGGCAATCAGGACGGCGGCAATTAGGTCTTTCATGCTTCTGCTTCCTGTCGCATAAGGCTAATCAGGTTTGCGGCGCGTTTGAAATGCTTAGTCCAGTTGAAACAACTGAAGCCGGTGCCGCTGTCGCAATGTCGGATAATGTTTTCTGAATCCTTGACGGCTTGAACCAGCGCGCCGCCCTTATTTGCGACAAGCATTTTCATCATCGGTTGCCGCACGTCGCCGATGCGTTGCGGGCGGATTGGGTTTAATGGCTTGCCGTACATTTCTGAAAGTGCTGAATCTGCCTGAATCCCCACATCGTAAAGTAGGTTGGCGGCGTGTAAGATTCGGTCGGTAAATTCAGCGTATGGCATTTTCAGGCGGCGGGCTTCCGCGCGGGAATCGCTGCCGTTGACGACCTTATCAACCGCTGAAATGATTCCGCCATCAAGCTCTAAAAACGTCATGGCTTTCTTGGTAACGCTGACCGCGATCGAGTATGTGGACACTTCGGCGATTAAACGAACCGGCGCGTCTTTCAAAAATTCTTCATACGCGGCAAACAGATTAGACAGCGGGCGCAATACCAATTGACGCTGATTAGGGCTTAGGTCGTCAAAATCTTTAGTCCATTTTGCGACTGCCTGCGATGCTTCACGGCAGGCAAACTCCACGCTTTTCTCGTTCGCTGGGTCGTCTGTGTTACAGTACAAGCCCAATCGTTGCACCTGCTTGATGATATGCTCGGCGAAGTTGATTAATTCCTGATTGCAGGCGTAGCGCATATCTTGCAACGACAGCCACATTTTGACGCTACATGTAACCGCTTCGTCTGCTGATACCTTTTCGCCTGACAGCATTGCGTTGATGTTGTCCTTTTGCTCTTTCGACATTCCTGACAGCTTGTTGCGGTCAATGTTTTTCACTTTGCTCGCACGTTTCAGGGCGCGTTCTTGCTGCGTTGATTTCTTTGCCGCACGCTTGGCTGCAAGTAGTTGGCTTGCCGTCGGTTTTGTTGTTGCTGCTACTGTTTGCATTTGGTTTCCTCGCTTTGCCGTCCTCTCAACGGCTCGGACGTTTTAGGCCGTCTGCCTGTGGTTGTTATCGTTTGCTTTCGATGTGTGCCATGGCAACATCTATTGCCTCTCGGATGTTGTTGCTTGTAGCCGCCAATACCTCGAAATGGTCTTCTTGCTTTTGGATAACGGCATTTGGGGTTTCGAGAATATCGCCATCTTCGTCGCAAAGCCTTTCTGTTAAAGCGCAATCATTCTTTAACAGCCAGTCAAGCCGTGCCGTGTCAGGGTGTGGGATGATTTCAAACTCGTCAGCATCATAAAAACTGGACACCGCGGCACCATCAAAAAAAACCAAAACGGATTTAAAACTTATGCTAACTACAATACCAACCGCGCCGTCTGATTTCCGCTTCACGCGGTCGCCGAATTTAAATTTATGAGCCATTTTTTATTCCTTCCTCTTTTAGGAACTCTGCGTTATTAATCATGGTTTGAGCGCTAACAATAAAACCTTTTGGGTTTTCTTTGATATGCTTGGAAATATCGTTAATAAAAATTGATACTAATGCCGCCGATAAGTAAGCAATTTTTTCAGGTACATTATCTTCATGTGCTGGGTTAATATCAGGTGCTTCTAAGTCAACGCCTACATCATCGGCGGAAATTTTGAAAATATATTCAGTCATTTTTTAATCCTTAATTCAGAATGGGATGTCGTCGTCAATGTCTTCAACGGGCGCGGCGGGTGTTGCCGGTGCTTGTCGGCGCGGGTGTTCAGGCGGTGTGTGTTGGGCGGATTGCTGTCCGCTGTCATTACCACCGCCCAGCATCTTCATTTCGTTCACGATGATGTCGTAAGCCGTGCGTTCGATACCGTCTTTGCCCTGATATTTACGGCTTTGGATTTTGCCCTCTAAGTAAACTTGACTGCCTTTTGTTAGGTATTGACCGGCAATCTCTGCCAGTTTGCGGTACATGGTGATGTTGTGCCATTCGGTACGTTCTACGCGTTGGCCGTTGCGGTCGTTCCACGTTTCGCTGGTGGCAATGCTGAAGTTACGGCCGGCCTCGCCGTTGGGCATATAGCGGACTTCCGGGTCGCGGCCGAGACGGCCTATGAGGATTACTTTATTCAGCATTTTTGCTTCCTTTTAAAATTGATTTGACAGGCTTCCAGACGGTTTTGCCGTCAACTTCCTGCGCTTGCCTGATTCCTACGATATGGATGTCAGTATTTCCCGCTGACAGCCTAATAAACTCTTCTGCCGTGTCTATGGACGAATATTCAGGGCTGATTTGGTAGCGGCTGTTACTCAACCGCTTCCATTGCCTGCTGTCATAGCGCCACTTTGACAGAGATTTGTCATAAACAAGCTCGCGCCGTTTTTCTTCTTCGGCGCGGACTTTCCCGAAAACAGCAAACATGGCTACTCCTTACAGGGCGTTGATTTCCGCTGCTTGTTCTTCTGTCAGCGCGTATGCTTCCAGCACTTCGGAAACCTCTTTAACGCCTGTTGATACCGCTTCAATCAACGCCGCGAACTGTTCTTCTGTCGGTGTTGGTTTTGACGTTTCTACGGCTTCGGCTTCGATGGTGTTTTCAGCGATTTTCTTAAGTCGTTCGTGATTTTCGCTTCCTAATTTCAGACGGCCTGCTGCGCCAATTTCGGAAAACCATTTTTTATATTCTTCGATGCCTTTGTTTGCCGCGGCTTCGCCATCGGCAATCAGCTTATCTAACTCATGGTCTTTCTTTTCTAACTCATGGTCTTTCTTTTGCTCTTTAGGGGCTTCCGCTGCTTCGATTCGTTCCGCTTCGTCCTCGTCATAAATACCGCCAAATCCAAACGCCAAACGCGCGGCCTGAATCATTGCCTTATGGCGGAGCATACGGCGCGGATGACTGTTCCACGGCTGTGTAGGGCGTTTACACTCTTCCAAATACTCGGTAACGATTGTTGGGTGGTTTCTGTCCTTGCGGTAAATTTTGCATGTGCAACTTTCCGCATCGGATGTAAACTCCATGCCGTCAAATTGCGGGTGGCTGTTGATGATTCTTGCCCAACCGTCCACACCGACAACAGGCGTAATGCCGTTGTTTTTGTCGGGAAACGCGTAAATCTCTTTTGTGAATGGGTTCAAACCGTATTGGTTTGCTACGATCATCAAGACATTAAATTGCGCGTCTGTCGCATTGCTTCTAAAGGCAGTCGCTTTGAGTGTTTGGACAAGCTCCTCCGGGTCGCCTGGGATGTTGAACTGTTTGGCTAAGGCTACTGCTTGATTTTGGGCGATACTCATTTTTAAATTCCTTGTCTGAATTGGTTTAAAAGCGTTTCGTAGTAGTCTTGGCAGGCTGTTACGCGCTCTTTGATTAGTTCGATTTTCTTGTCATCTCGTATGACGGTCACGGTCGTGATGCGCTTTTCAATCGGGATGGCTTCCACTAGATCGATGTGCTTTTCACGTTCTTCCCACGGTTTCAGTAAATCTTCGGGCGTGGGCAACAGCCAAAAATCAATATCGGCGCGGTCGCAATCAAACAGCCACATGTAACCTTGCATTTGCCAGTCATAGCCTGCTTTGACGGCTTTCTTTTCGGCTTCTTCGCGAAAAAAAGGATGTGTCCCAATGTCCCATGAGCATTTGGTATCAACAATCAGGCGGTCGTCTAAATCGTAAATATCACATTCGCCAGTCAGCCAGTCATTGACACGCCGTTCGGTGTTTTTTTGATACTCCTTGCTGCGAACTAAACCGCTGTATTTGATGGCTGTTTCTTCCATCAGATTGCCCTTTTCGGTAAAGGCGTTGCCATCGAAAGACTCAAAGCCGAATAATTCGCGCTTCGCCATCTCAATCAGTTTTGATTTAGCGGTTTCCGTGATGGTTTCGCCTTTGGTTTTTGGCTTGCCGATAATGTCGGCAATTGATGAACATCTGATTCTCATATTCAGCCTCCCAGTAACTGGTTGAAATACTTTTCAGCCGCTGCTTTTGTCTTAAATGTTTTCTCGTTGATTTTTTTGCGACCTGCGCCTTTCTTGAGAATTAGCGCGTGAGTGTTTCGGGCGAATGTTTCAACGTCTTGCCAAACGTGCCAAACGCCGTTTTCGTTCCTCATTCTCGCTCCTAAGTGTTTGCTGATATGGCTATTGCCTTTGGGCTTGGCTATATACAAGCCTGTTAAAATGTGTTGTCGCATGGCTTAATCTCCGCGTCTCCCATGACCTTTACTTCGTCCGGCATGGATTCATATGTCTGTTCAATTTGCGCTTCTTGGCTGATTGTTTCAGGCTCTACCGGCTTCTCTGTCTTGCCTGAGAAGCTGTAAGCCGCGATTGTGATGGCCGACACGGTTAAAACCGTACGAATTGCGTATTTCATGCCACTTCCTTCCATTGGTTTGCCAGTTCGTCGATTTTGCTTACTCGTAAATCAGGGTTGTTTGATTTAACCGCCCAAATCAGCGCGTCTTTAATTTCTTCGTTTTCGTACTTGTTGCGGCTCAATTCGAGAAATTCCGCGCCGTCTAACAAGCAAGTTCGCCATTCGCTATCATTTTGCGAGTATTCCAATTCATCACATTCGATAGCGCATTTGCGAAACTCGTATGCTTCCTTGATGACGTGCTGCATAATTCGTGCATGGAACAATTTGAAATTCTTCCTGTTGTCATCTTCTTGGCGTTCTTCAATCGCAATTTCTGCGTCTCGCAATTCTTCGCGCCTGTACATTTCGTCCATTCCCCAATCGGGGCGGCTTGTTTCGTAATAAGTCATTTCCTTTTCCTTTTGTTGCGGTATCGGTAGAGGAAGGGGCTTGATGTTTCTCCGTGCCGTTGCCCTTGCTTGCCTGTGGTGTTGCTAGGCAGTAAGCCTTGTGCCCTCGTTTTGGCATTGCTCACCCTATCTACCGATATTGACCTTGCTTATTTAAGCAGCCGTTCCCAACCGCTTAAATAAGCCCCCTGTTACAGGGGCTGTGTAAGATTTAGCCGTCGCCGCTGCCGCTGCTGTAGCCGCTGCCGATGCTGTAGCCGCTGCTGTAGCCGCTGCCGGGGCCGGAGCCGCTGTCGTCGGCGCGGGCCTTGCCCCT